TTCTGATGGCAGGGTCAAACTCGCCTGTTTCCGGGTTAACAATTTGAAACTGAATGCCGCCCATACCGCCAGCAGTTTCATCAATAAATTGCGCAGGCTCCACAATGCCGCCACGCGCTAAACCCTTAGTCACCTCTTTGACCACTTCACCCTGCGCTGACGGCGATGCTGATTGCCCTGCCCTTGCCGAAAATTGCATCGGCTTTCGCTTGACTGTGGCTGGCTCTGTCTCCAACGCGGTTTGCTCTGCGGCGCGCGCTATTGGCCCCTCAACAGGCAGTGCTGCATCAGCGCCCATCCCCGGCATGGCTGGCGCTTCCACCATTATGTCAGGCGCATTGCTGGCCAGCGTAACAAAGCCGCCACTAGGCAGCGGTGCCATCAGATCTGTTTGGCCTGTGTCTACGTTGAACTTAGAGCGAATGTTTGGAAACATCTCAGGCTTGGCTGTGGATGCGTACAGTTCAGCCTCGTCATAGCGCTCAATTTCTCTGTCTGTGTTTAGGAAATTTGTCATTGTTGCCACTGCTCTTTAAAACGTGGGCTATTAAGAACGCGAATGCGGCCTAATAAGGTTTGCGTTTGTGCTGGTGTTAAAATCACGCCTGATTTCATAAATGTTTCAATGCTTAAAACGGGGTTGTCCGGGTCCATAGGAAACGAATACGGCACTGGGGAAGTGGACCGCCCACTGCCAGTGTTATCAATATATCTCAAATAACCCTCGCGTTTTACCGCCCTGTGCGCCTCTTTTTGTTCTTCAATTAAGGCCATACCTTCAGTTTTAATTTGCGTGGATGTGGCGTCAGGGTTATCCATCGTAAATTCGATGAGACCTTTGGCAACAGCGTCATAGGCGGCTGTGATTGCCACACTGATTTCATCATCTGCTTCAGCCACTTCCTCGGTGTAACTGTATTCTGCTTTCGCAAAGCGCAGGAACTCGTTTAATCTCTCGTTGTTTTTGGTGTAGATCTTGTTTTCTAACAAGATGTAATCAGCACCCGACAGGCTGTTTGTCAGCCGTGCTTGGTTCAGTTCATCAATTGTTAGGAGGCCCCGATTAGCTAGTGCGTTGAGGCGCACTTTTTCGCCCTGATTTGACGTGTCAGGGAATGACGCCTCACCACTAGTGCCGATTTGGCTGTTTAGCTTGTCACGCTTTTCAGGGCTAAGATAGTTTTGCTCGTCTAGGAAGTCGTAGATTAATCGTTTGGCAGCGCTGGCAGCGATAAGGCGATCAGCCTTTTTTACATTTGGGACAACATCAGCAAATTTATCTAGTCTATCATCTAAATATCCAACAGGAATAACGCGAGATAGTTCCGCATAAGTCAGCGTTTGTTTGCCAGTAAATCCTAGAAAGTAAGCCTCTTCGTTTAGCTTGTTGTTTTGCGTTATAAGATCGCCTGCCAGCTTTTCTTGTGCGTCATAGATTTTTATTGCCACTGATAAATTAGCTGTAACAATCTCAAGCGCTTCAGCCCTTGGGATCTGTGACAGCACCGTGGCTGCGTAAGGATCTACAATGCCTGATCTGGCTGCTATGTCAGACAGACTAAGCTGGTCGTCAATTTGCGCGTCATCTAGCAGATTAACAAAACTGATCAGCTTCATTGCTGATGTAGGTTCAGCGCCATATCGATTGGCCACATATCCAGCCGCCACATCCACGCGCATTGCCAGATTGGCTTTGCTAACAGCGCCAGCATTGGCTCTGCCGCCTGCCACGCCGGGTGCAGTCATAACACCGTTTTTACCGGGTGTGGTGCCTGTGCCAAAGAACGCAAAATAATCAGAAACCTTCGACCCGTTTTGCGTCAATGCCGCGACAGCGTTTGTCTGCCTTGCTGCAATCGCCGCCTGTTCACGCTTGACTATTTTCTGATCAACTACGCCTTGCAGCTTGAACCTGCTTTGGATCTCTGATTGGTTAAAGCTAAAGTCTAGTTTGCGTCTGACGTTGCTGTTTTTCACTCGGCCCAACACGTTGGACTGAATGCTTTTCATCCGCTTTTCCCACAGCTTATTTCCATCAAAGATGTTGCCAATATCGTTTGAGCGAGACAGATCATATGTGGCTGTGCGGATTTCCTCGTCCAGCGCCAGTGCTGTTTCGTTGTATTCAGCTTCTGCAATCATCTTGCCGCGCTGTTCTGCATATGCGCCAACAGCGTCAGCCAGCGCGCGGGTGGATGCACCCTTTTGCAGTGCCGCCTCAACGAACGGTCTGGCATCCATACGCGCTGAGAATGACCTGCCCGGTGCTTCGTTGGTGCGCTGGGCGTCAGATCTGTATACTGGTATTCTCATTAAAAGTATCCTGATCCTGATATGCCTAATGCAGCGTTTCCAAAGCCTGAGATCAGCGATGCCTTGCCTTGCGATCTGTATGCTGACCGGGACGCATCGCCGCCCATTCTGGCAAGCTGTGCCTGCAATCTCGCATCTTCCTGCTGATCGCTAATTTGTAGGTTGGTCATCTCGTTATTGAACTCAGCCACTGACATTGCGTAATCAAATTCCTTCGCGTTTGCTTGCAGAACGGCAAACGGTGTACCGCTGGACATATCAACGCCAGCATAGCCAAACCCGGCTTTAGCAGCGCCCTGCACCTCACGCTCAAACGCCTCGCCTGCGCGCACTGTGTCAATCTCAAAGTTTTCGTTAATGATGCCGCGTTGACGCGCCAGCAGGCCAATGTCGCGCTCAATGATGCTGGCGTTAAAATTGGCTGCTTGCTGGGCTGCTGCGCCTGCCGCGTTAGCTGCGTTGCGCGAACTGATGCCACCGACAATGTTTGCCCCGGCACTAATGACTGCTGCGGTTGCGCCCATTATTCTACTCCCAAACGCTTGCTGTAGATTGTTTCAGTTCCAACAAAGTTTAGCCGCTGAAGCAGGCGATCAAATGGCTTGTGCATTTTTGTGTTGATCATCATGACCGATACGCCAGCAATGGTTAGCTGCTCTTCAGCAAACTTAATCAGCCGCCATGCGGTGAAGCCTTTGCGATACGCCGGGTCTACATAAATGGCATCGTTGTGCGAAAACAGATGATCAGCATAATGTAGGTGCGGCACGATAATATTAACAAAGTAGCCCACCAGCTTGTCACCTTCACGCGCAGTGGAACAATGCAATCTGCCGTCATCGTCCATTTGGAAAAATGCGTCCCAATTGACGTTTAAATTGATCGTGCCTTGGTTTAGCGCGACTTCTTTCCAATGGTTTTCAATCAGCGGCTTGAGTTCTTCGTGGATGTCTCTCAGCCGCTCAACATGGTACAAGATCATGTGTCGAATGTGTTCATGCGTGGATACAGCGCCAGCACAGTCAGCGGCAGTGCCTGCGATTGCCGCACGTAGATCCTGTCGTTGTTGTCGTAGCCGCCTCTGAACTCAATGTCTTTATCGCCCGTCAGCAATGGAATTGCCTCATCCATTGCCATGCTGCTGTCTCGAAACGGGATGCGGTCTAGCTCATCCGCAGAATTGCCAACTTCGATGCCGACAGTCTCAAACAATCTTAACGTGACAGCGTGGATGCGTTTCGGCTTGCCTTGGCTGGTGCCATCTTCACTGCCGCTTTCAATACGCATGGTCTGCATTTCGGATGTAAATCCAAACCCAACGGCTGCTGTTGTGCTTGAGTAGTCCAACGTGATGCCACCGCCGCTGACAGTCTCGTCAGGGTGGGTTGCGCCGTTGGCCAGTATCGTCACGCTTTGGCCTTCCAGATGGTACAGCCCGGTCAGGCTGGTGGTGGCAGATCCTGAGTAAGCCAAGCCGCCGTCCACAAAGAATGCAGATGTGGTGACGCTGCCGAAATCAAACACCTTCAGCACTTCAACGTAGCGCTTGGTTTGTGAATTAATCGTGCGCTTGACGATCATGTATAAGTCATCATTCCCGGTGTCGGTGGGAAGCGGTGCGATGCTTTCAACAACCGCTTGGCCTGTGCCAAACACGCCGCCTATGACATGCTTGTGCCAGCCCACCACATCCTCTTCGCGCCTGTACGTCATGCCCAGCAATGTGCCGTCAGACCGCAGCGCCCAGATGATGCTTTCGGGTTCCTGTTGATAGGCAAACTGAGTAATGCCGCCATCTGTGATATGCTCTGCGAGGATGGTCATGTCGGGTGCTTGGTAGCCTGACGTGTTTACATCGCCAGCGAATTTAAACTCTCTGACTTTGCGGCCACCGCGCTGTGCAAACAACGTCACGTCTGCCACTTGGACAGGCTCAACAGCGGCAGAACCATAATTCGAATATTTTCTGATTAACGTGGTAGTCGGCGTTACCGGGCCGTCAGATGTGGCCGTCACTACATACTCGCCAGCAGTGGTGCCAACGCTTAGAACTCTGGTGGGTGACAGGTAGCGGATCGCGTTAACCTGATTGCTGGCGATGGTGTAGATCAGGGCGTCATTATCGCCTGTCCCGGTGGTCATGTTCAGGTAGTCAGCATTTTTGGAAAACCACAGCGTCTGCGGATTGTTATTAGTGTTTCCAAAGACCAGCCGCTGTTCAAAGAACGTCACCACACTAGGGTAGTTGTCGCTTGCGTTGTTAAGGTTTGGCGATGGTGATCCGCTGATCGATGGCGTGGCAAACGTCCAATCATTATGGTCTGCTCTGACTAGGGTGCGGATCGCGTAGCTGGGGTGAACGAAATACATCGTGTCAGCAGATTGCACAAAGCGCAGATCAAACAAGACAGCCTCTGGATATGGGCTGGCCAGTTCAAAGATCTCGGTGGCAGTGCCGCCAGATGTGAAGGTGGTAAAGCCTGTGGTGTTAATTGCTACGCCGTAGAGATCTGTCAGGGTGAACGTGTTGGTGGTGCTGTTGGCCACGCGGTAGTTGCGCCCGTTTAACTCTGTCATGCCGCCAACGCTGACAATGTAAACCTCGTCGCCATTGCTGAAACCGTGGCTGTTTGACGTGAGAACGCCGGGGTTAGCTTTGGTAATCGCGGTGATGGTTTTGGCTGTTCCATTGAGAACCTGCGCGCCGTTGCGGTACACCCGCATAATGCTGTCGCCAAACTCAAGAATATAGGTGTCGCTGGTTTTAAACTGAAACGGGATTAGCCGGGTTTTGACGCTGCTGGCCTTAACTTCGCCAAGAAATTCTGTGCCGGGACGCCTTTTTACACCGCCCTGCGGCATGACCACCATGTTGGTGAGATCTGCCAAACCTTCGCGGTATTTCTCAATCCCGGTGCGGCCTTCCAGCAGTGGGCTGATTTCACCCGCTGCAAAGCTGCTAAAGCTGGGGGCTGATCGCGCCATCTAGTAACGCGCCTCAATAAAGTCAGACGCTTCTACGCGCCGGGTTGCGCCTTCTGTACTGTCAACAAATCGCGCTTCTTTTAGCGATTGATCATATGCTGATGTGGTGATCTGCACCATCGATGTTGACCCGGTTATCGCGTAAGCCATTTCAGCAGCGAGACGCATTGATAATGCCTCAATCAAACCGCTGTCATACTCATTAGGATCTGTGATGCGCGCCACGTATTTAATCTTTGCGGTGCCTTCATCGGTGACGATGTTGCGGCCTTCGATGACAAACGCAGGGCCACCGCTGTTGTTCTTCATATTGTCTTGGGGGTAACTCATGCTGCCGTTGCTGAACTCTAAGACGCGCAGGCAATACGGGTCAGTCGGCAAGGGATACTGGTGAGCATAGCCAAAGGTGGGGTTTGTAGATGATTGCGCAAGATCCTGACGCCTGATGAGGCAGTTCCAAGGATGCGCGCGAAACACGCTGTCGCGGATGCTGTCATATCGCTGATTAACGATGCGCGCAGCTTTGCTGTTCTCGTCAAACGCAGATATGTTAGAGGCACCCAACACGTTCAACGCGTTGTTTGCAATATCGACTGTAG